CCTTGGCGTAGAGGGTGATCACCAGGCGGCTGCCCTTGCCGCTCTTGTTGTTGAAGGAGCGCCCCTCCCCCTCCACCTCCAGCTCCATCCAATCGGATTTTTGTTGCTGTGTAGCTGGATGCCCCAGGTAGATGGCCGTGGCTTCCAACTGCGCACATAGGACCCCCGCCATAGCAGACCCAAACGTCCCCTTACCTTCCTTATCCTTCATCCCCGGCCATCCTCCTTTTCCGGCTTCCGCTCCAGGATGGCCTTCATGGCCTCAATCAATCCCTGGCACTGGTAATAGGTCAGCCATTCCACTGCGTCCACCCGGTACATCCGGTGGCACAGGGCACGGACCTGCCGCTCCTCCCAGCCCAGCTTCTCCTTCAGCTGGCCTATCTTTCGGCGCTGCCGTCCGGTCTGCGGGTTCCCCCTGCGTTCCGGCAGCCTCCCTTCCTGCCGTTTGATATCGTCCTTCTGTTTCTGCAGGATATGGCAGACATGGGACAGCTCCGACCGGTTCAGCTCACGGATGCTGTCCTTCCCGGTCTCACGGGCCACCAGCAGGTGCAGCTCCTCCTCGGTCAGCCCCAGCTCCTTTGACTTGGCTAACCCCCACAGGGTCTTGATGGTATACCTATATCCCGTTCCCATAGGCTTCCCCTCCTCCTGGCAGGCAGGGCACTTCCCTCCTGGATGGCCGGCTCCTGCGTTCCTGTAGGAATGCAGGGATTTGGGGTCCCGTCTCCCTGACCTTTGGCGCAGCCGGTTCCCGCACCTCCGCGGAACTGGCCTTCAGATTTATATCATAGGCTCCCAGCTCCCCGAGCTTCTGGAGGATGGTTCCCATGATATCCACCTCTCCCAGGTTCACCTTGTCCTCCGGGCATGTGTATGTAATGGTCAGTATCTTGCGTTTCATCGTCCATTCCCTCCCTACAGCAGCATCATGGCGGATGCCTCGTTGATGATTGTTTCCGTGATGGTCGTCTGTTCCCGTTCCCGCATCAGACGGATGACGTTGTTCATGGTCCGGTCAAACAGCCGGAAACAGCCGTTCTTGCTGTTCCTGGCCCGGCTGGTCAGCACCTCCATGGCCCTCTCCTCCACGCTCCAGTCCTCCAGGTAGCGCTCTACCTCGCCTTTTCCCAGACCATGGAGCCGGTACGCAAAGTCCATACGGTTGGCAAACCGTTCATCATACGCAGCCAGGTGGGCCTCCAGGGACAGCTCCCCGGCCAGTACCATCCCCACCGCGGCCGAATCCATGATGGTGCGCAGCAGCTCAATCTTCTTGATGGTGTACTTGTTGATGAGCTTGTCCGCTTCGTCCACTATCATCAGATATCCCCGGTTCACGTTGAAGAACTCACAGATTTCCTCCAGGCGTTCGTCATTCGTACCGTAGCGCTTTGGCAGGCACAGCTGCTTCTCTATCCGCCTTACCAGGTCCCGGCAGCTCATGGACTCGTTGCACTCGATGTAGATGACACGGGGCAGCCTGGCGTACTGCTTCAGGCTGTAGGTCTTACCGTAGCCGGACCGCCCCACCACGATGGCGCTTCCCTGCTGTTGCTGGCACAGGTTGCAGATGCCTACTATGTTGATGTAATCATCGGATTCAAACACATCCGGCTTGCTTCCCATCCTGGGCGGCGCTTCCTCTTCCAGCAGCGGCTCCTGCTCTCCCGCTTCCTCCGGTTCTTTCTGGGAGGCAAACTGGCGAGCAATCTGCTGGGCATACTTATCTGCCACCTGCGGTTTTTCCTGCCGGAAGGCTGCTTCCTGTTCCTCTGTCTCCTCCAGCCACCTCTCCAGACGTTCCTCCAGCTTTACTGGCCTGCTTGGATATTTCCCGTTTAAGTACTGGCTCAGCATGGAGCGGGAACACCTCATCCCCTCCTTATCAAATTGCCAGGCCAGCTCCGCCTTGTTCATCCCTATAATTCTTAAGCGTAAGCACACACGTTCTGCCAGACTTTTCATTTACGATACCCTTCCTTTCCGTTTGATTGGTTTATGTGTTGGACTTAACCCATGTTGCGCAGCTTCTCCAGCGCCTCACGGCCCTGCCTGGCGATATATTCCGACTGCCGCGCCGCCTTCCTGTGTTCCCGGTAGCTCTCCTCCTTCGGCAGCGTGATGACCTTCTGGCTGTTCCCTGCCCCTTCTATCATCATGCTTCCCACGATGGTGTTAGCCTGAGCCGCGCCGGCAATCCGTTCATCCAGCGGACATCTCATTTCCTTCAGCTTCTCACGCACATCCTTCATCTGCTGCTTCTGGAGCCTGATGTGGCGCTCTAGCGCCTCCTGCGGGACCTTGTGGGCAATCTTTAACAGCTCCTGACTCTCTGCCTCACAAATCATATGGCCGTCCTGGGTGTCAAATACAAGCAGCCGGGTTACGTCCTCCGGGTCATACTTGATGTCCACAGGCCTGTCCATGTAATAAATCAGCTCCGGATGGTTATAGACCTGGCCGAATTTCCGGATTCCCACGTTATATACCCGTGCCCGTTCTGACTTCATCAGCTGCAGCAGGGCAAAGGATTTTGGCGGCAGGGCCTTCTCATACCGTTCCCCTTTGTCAAACAGTTCCTGCGGGGTACAGTATGTTTCTCCCTGGTTTTTCAGGCCCCTGTGGACCTTCACCGCATACACGTTGTGCAGGTAGTGGCTCCACTTCTCATAAAACTCCTCCATGGTCAGCAGCTTCCCCTGTTCAAGCATACGCTTGATGTCCTTGTCAATCTTGGCGCTGGTCCTGCTTCCTGTCAATGTACCCGTGTAACTCTTAAACCACCGGGAGAATCCATCGCATACCGTCTTAAACAGACGCTCTATTTCGGATTTACTCCATGGCTCATAAGGACGGCTCCGGTGGAAGTCCTCTATCCCAATGGTGTGATAGAATCCCGCTTTTACCTCCTCAAATCCGGCATACCGTTCTGTTTCTTCCCGGGTGGGATAGCGTTTGACGCCGGTCAGTTCCCTGGAGGTATAGTCCTTTCCGTTGTCAATGTTCAGGTACTTCGGCATCCCTCCCGGGGTTCCGTACAATACCTTAATCAGGGATTGCTTCAGTATCTGGGCATTGGCATCCCGGCAGATGATATCCCCCAGCACCATGCGGCTCCTGGCGTCAATCCAGGCCACCAGCTTAGGCTTGATGGCCGTCACCTTCCCATTAGGTAGCTTATAGGAGACCCAGCAGTCAAAGGTATGTTCATCCCCCAGAAGGACCTCCATGACCTGGAGGGACCGGGTATCGCGCAGGGCCTTCACCATCCGCTTGTTCTTCCACGCCCTGTCACCTTTGGCTGCAAGGAAATAGGCGCTTTCCAGCTGCCCGTCTGCCATCAGGTGGGAGATGTAACGGCATACACTCTGGTAAGATGGGATGGGCCAGCCATTGGCCGTACCGATTTCCAGCAGCTTGTCATACAGCATCTGGCGCTTTCCTTCATTCCGGGCAAAGTCCTTGTCGAACCAGATGTTGTGTATCTTCTGCTTCACTTCCGGCGTAAAGGTGGGGAAGGTGTTGGAATCCTTGGGTTTCCGGCACAGGCACAGGACCTTGTAATAATCGTAGTTGGCCCCGGTCTCCCGCAGCATCTTCAGGGCCCACCCTGCTGCCTCCAGGTATTTGTCCATGTGGCGGTACAAAGTCCTTTGGCTCATTCCCAGCTCCGCCGCCTTACGGATGATGTACTCCGTCTTGTCTGCATCCGAATAGTTGATGATGTCCTGCAGGAGCCGGGACAGCTCCACCGCCTTGTAATATGCCTGGCTGTGGTTCTCTATGTACCAGTTCACATCGGTATCCAGGTACCAGGGCTCCTCTGGGGGCAGGTTCTCCATCACGATATCACTTCCTTCTTCTGTATCTATCTTCTTCATGGCCCGGTAGGCCTTCTGGGCTTTGGGGCTTAGGTCAGTAAGTTTGATGTATTTTCGCTCTTTTCCACCAGATAAAATTTTCTCTTTTCGTAACACAATTTCTGCATTCTCTTCTCTACGGGAAACCTGTTTCATAAAAGTTCTATATAACATCCCTTCTAATTCAGCAGCATCTTTCATAGATATATAAATTTCTTCCATCAGATTTTCCCCTTTCTGTTGCAATTTGGCTGTTGGTATAGTACAATGCAGATGTGTATTTATCGGAACGCCCGACCTTCCCCCAGAAGTAGGGCGTTCTTCTTTTATGCAAGTCCATATCCAGCCCCCTATGCCACATCATTCTCATTTATTTCGAGAATTTTCAGCATTTGCTTCCGGTACTTATACCCAGGCCTCTTTCCCTTCAGCATCCGGCATAGTTCTTGAGGGGTCGTCCCCAATATATTTGCCAGCTGGACCTGGGTCATCTCCAGTTCAATCAGACGCTTCTTGACAATCTTTCCAAGCTCCCTTGTCTTTACATCTGCCATCTTACTCACTCCTATATAATCTTCTGGTCCGTTTCTTGCCTGTTCCAATCCGCTTAAGTTCCATTCTGCTTACCACTTCCAAAAACTCTCTGGTGTCCTTTACCACCAGCCAGTTCTCTGGTTGCAGGCCATGAAGTTTCATCTCCTTTTTCTGGCTTAAGGTTGGCTTTTTGCCATTTTTCATGAGAATTACCACCTCCGGTTTTATTTATCTGACCCTGTCAGGAAATGATACCCGTCAATCATTAGGCAGCCATTAGGGCTAATCCTTACTTCAAGATTTGCCAGTATCCTACGCTCTATCGCACTTATAATTGTTACCTCAGCTGATTCAGCCGTCCCTTTTATATGGGCTGTCGCTGATTCATTCAAAATCGCTTCAACTATGTCTTTCATTTCCCTCTTTTTCGGTATGCTCAATGCTTTCGTCTCGCGTTGGACCAGCTTCATGATTTTGACAAGCATATCACTCCGCTCCGTTGCCTGGCGCCACTTTTTTTCAAAGCCTTCCTTTGGATAGCCCCGTTTCCCTTCCAAGGTGTATTCATTGATACGTTCGTTCTCGTCCACCCATAAATCTTCCAGGTATAACAGTGCTTTATGCTTCCAGTCCTCTTTCTGTTCCTTCTCCTCTTCATCTGTTTCAAAATAATCAAGGACTTCAGCAAACATAAACTCTAAGTTCTTTTTTACCATCTGCCTGTCAGCCTTGAATGCATCCAGTTCAATAGTAATCCTTATTCCCGATGATTTTATATTCCCGCGAGCGTCTATTATAGATGGTTTCTCAAATGAAAATTTCTGCGGGATGATTTTTATTTCCGGCATTTCAATCTTCCCCTTTCTTAAGGTCTTTATATATGTTAAAATGGCACTGAAAGGTATAACGATACAGCCTTTCAGGGGAGGTGAGCCCCATGGTTATCTCGCCAAAGAGGCTGCCAGAAGTGAAAAATGATGCGTTGACCCGTATTGTTTCCTTCGCTTCTGGCAACTCGATTGACTGGAAATTCGTTTCCGGTCAGGTCAGTGAGGATGGTTCCTGCTCTGCTGACTTTGAAGCAGATGCTCCGAAGCCAAAA